TAGTGGAACATATGGGCAGTAGAATAAACCAGAATCGTAAGGTGAAGTTCCTTTGTAACCGATTACATAGTATTGACTTGCTGATATGTTCGCTGCATATGGATCAACATATACTTTGAATTTACCATTAAGTACACCAGCAAAAGTGTTACCAGTATCATCTACATTTAAGTTTGTTGCAAGAGCAGGAGCGTAATCTAATACACCTGACATTTGAAGTGCAGAAGCAACATCAGCTGAACAGATAATTATATTACCTTTTCCTCTTCTCGTTAATTGACCGATAGCATTCGCATCTCTTTCAAGTTGGAATAATAGTCCTTTGAATTTCTCAACTGACCATCTACCATTTGAGTCTGTGTCTAAGTCAAAGATACCAGCAGTTGTAGTATTTACTTGTGCACCCGCTTTAGCGTGTGAGTAAATTGTTCTAACTACTTCTCTGTTGATCTCAGCAAGGATCTCACTTGATAAGATATTTGCAAGTTCAGTCTCAGCATCTAAACCATGGATTGCTTTCAAGTCTTGTGCAAGTTCCATAGTGTATTCTGCTTTAAGTGCTCTTGATTTAGCAGTCACCGTGACTTTATCGATTGAGAAAGCCATTTCTGCAAACTCATCTGAACCATCACCTAATGTCTCTGCTTGTGCAGTAGTCATTCCAGAACCAGTTGTGTAAGTTCCAGCAGATGGTGAATCGTTTAGAGTTGCAGGGTTAGTTCCTGATTGAGCGTCTGGAGAACCAGTGTCACCAGCAGCGTCTCTAGCAGAAAAGTCTGTGTCTGCTTCGTTAAATAAAGCTTCAGCACCAGCTTGTGATCCGAATCTTGACTTCATAGCGAAGATAAGACCAGTTGGACCAGTCATTGGTTGTACACCGCAGATATCGTATGCGATCAAGTTAGGCATTGCTCTTCTAACTAATGATATTAAAACAGGATCCCAGTTGTCAACAGATGAACCAGTTGCGTTTGCTGGCGCAGCTTCTGCCATGAAGGATCTGTCTTCTCTAACTGCTTTCTCTTGGTTCTCAAGGATTACAGTTGTCACAGCTCTCTTGTATGCATCGCCGATTTTTGGTAATTCAGGATGCTCCAATACTGGCTGCCATTTTTCTTGTAAGTTTTCAGTAAGATACATTTTATCTCTCCGTTTCCTTTATTAATTTAAATTAAACCTTTACAGATTTAATGTTTTTAGTTATAGCGGCTGTATATGCAGCCATAGCATCGGTATTGCTCTCAATAGGAGCGTTAGCCGCAACAGAATCAACATCATCTTTAGATGAGCTTTCTTCTATTTTCTTTTTAGGGAAGTAAGATTCTTTAATAGTTTCTAACTTCTCTCTAAATTTATCAGCACTATCGTACTCAACATTCTCAGCCATTGAAGTAAACTTTTCTTTCTCTGTGTCTGCTAAATCGTCTGAAATTTCTGCAACGATTGAGTGTCTGTCAGCGTCAGAAACTTTTTTGCTTAACTCAACATTCTTTTCGATTTGTTCGTTAAGTTTGTCTTCAAGTTTTTTATTCTGATTTGTTAGGTCGTCAAGCACATTATATTTTTCTTCAGGAACATCAATGTAGTGTTCTTTGAATAAGTCTTTAAGACCAGTTATGAAGTCTTCAGCGATCTCAGTTCTAATTCCTCTTTCAACCGCTAATTCATTTTCTTTCATCCACTCTTCCACAACGTAGTTTAGATAACTGTCAACTTTTTCAGTCATCGCTTCTTTCATTGTTTCTTTTTCAGATGCAAGTTTTTCTTCGTACTGTGCCTCAAGGATTTTTGTTTGTTCCTTAATTCTTGTCTTAACAGCAGTTTCAAATATCGTAGCTGCTTTATCTTTAAATTCTTCAGATAGATCAGCGTCAGATGAAACTAATGCTTTGACATCATCGGATAGGTCAATTTCTACTTCTTCCGCTGATTCTTTTTTCATTTTTGCCATCTCGTCTTTTTTCATTTTGTCTTTCATCATCATTTCTTTTTTGTCTTCTTTCGAGTCAGCATCATCTGCTTCCATTTTTTTCATGGCATTCATCTTCATAGCATTCATGGGTTTTTTCATTGCCATCATGTTGCCGCCTGCCATCTCAGAAACTTCTTCTTCAGTTTCTTCTTTTTTCATAGAAGGTTTTTGATCTTTTGGTAAAGAACCATCGTTAGCGTCTTTGTTGACCTGATCTGATACTTTCTTAATCTTTTTCGTAGCGTCTGGGTTACTGTCAGTTGGTTTTACAACTGGAGCACCTAGATCCTCTGCGTCATTTTTAAGTTTACTAGGCTCAGCTGGAGCAGCATTCGCATTTACAGCGTCTTTAACTTGCTCTTCAACTTTGTCTAGTTGTTTTTCTGTATCGGACATTAGGTCTCTCCTTGATAATTTAATTAATTAATTAATTATTAGTTAATATTATTTATACTTTTAAACATCTCAAAACCTACGCAGCATATAGTTTTTGCGTCTGTTAGATTTTGTTCAAAAAGTCTTTAAATATTGAAGCTTTCTTCTCTGCCAATTCGGCACGTTTAGTCTTCTCTATTTCTTCTTTGTATTTTTCAACTTCCATACTTTTCAGCACTCCGTTGTCCCATACCCACTCTTTACCTTCCATAATACCTTCTACGAAAGCGTCTGGAGCAGATGGGTCTGCAACTATATCAGCTGCGGTTGCGAGATAGAAGTCTTTGCCTACAACATTACCTTGTGATCCTGATTGTAGAGAACCCATACCTCTTGAAGATACACCTAATTGAGCACCCTCGTCAATTAAATTTTTGACGATCTTACCGTATGGCGTATCCATTATCTTCGCCTCACCTATGAAGTTTTTACCTTCTGGTTTAAGACTAGTAATCATGTGTGAAACTCTTTCTAGGTTTACTGTTGGTCCATCTGGATGTCCTAGTTCACCGAAAGCACGTTTCTTGTTTATAAATTGTTCGTTATATCTTTTAACTTCTTTTGCAAGTGTACCTACTGGATAGATTCTACCATTACGGTTTTTGATATCCGCTTGCATAAAGATACCTTTTATCTTATAGTCTTTTTTCCCGTTTCTTTCTTCGGTTAAGACTTCGATATTCTCTATTGTTTCTGTTATTAGTTTCATCTCTCCACCTTTTTTTATCTTACCTCTAAAATTATTGTGTAGTTATCACCTGCAACAAAACCTTTTGTTGAAAGTAATATATCACCTGCAGGCGATGTGTTTGCTGTCAAAGTCGCATTGTTAGGTATACTATTTCCATCGGCATGATAATCATGAAATCCTCTGCCAGAGAAAAATCCTATCGTTGAATTTGCAGCGTTGTCACCACTACCAGCAAATAATAATTCTACTCCTGATTTACCATTCGTAGTATTTACTGACCAATATATTTTTGCAATAACTCTATTTGCATCTTCGGTCATAAAGTTAAGAGCACTAGCATCCATTTTAGTCACTAGTGTTTCACCTGATCCGTCAGACATGTTAGTAAATTTCATTACTGTTTTTGTTCCAGTAGTATCTACTATTGTTTGACTTGTTACCACATCAGCCATTAATTGTTTCTCCTAAATTCAGTTATTAACAAATAACTCGTTATGTTTGAGTCAGTTGATAATAATATTTGTTTATCGTCACCAAACTTTAACTGATCGGGTCTTAATCCATACTTACCACGACCAGTAAAAGTCAAATCGTTTTTTTCACTTGCGGAACTAATTGTAAGTGTGCCTGTTCCTTTTATCTGATAATAACACTCTATCAAACTTACTTTACTTTTGTTATTACCACTTGCAAGTTTTTCAGCGTCAACTATAATTTGATCTTCTTCGTTACCAATACCCTTAGACTGAACAATATACTTTTCAGTAGAGTCCACCACCTTGGTATTAGTTATCGCCATAATAAATTACGCTGTAAAGTTTTCGTCTTTTCTTAATTCTATTATAACACTACCAGATGTACCAAAAGCACTTAACTCTAAATCGCCTGAGGTTGCTGTTGTGTTAGTTGCGT